TTTGCTCGACGTCAAAAGTTACTGCATCGAAAAAATGGCCGGAAATCATGGACTGTGCCATTTTGCCTCCCCTTGTCTTATATTAATACAGACATTAACAGTTTCTGTCAACATTATTTTTTCATTCTGGAATCACGGCGTAGGAATCACAGCGGCAATTGAAGTCGAGGCCGGGGTAAAGATATTCGCCATCGACGCTGGAATAGCAGCCCTCATCGAGCCGGTATCGTTTGCCGTCACGGTCAGCGTGGCTTGGTCGGACGGTGTCATCTCCGGATGTGGACCAAATTGCCTCCTCGATGCCCAGGTGTTGTTGACGGATTTTATTTGCCAGACCGTTGAAATTGCCGATCTGGTTTCGGGCCAAAGTTGACGCATTGCGCAACCGCTTGGCCTCGAGGACGGAATAAGTCGTCTCGATATAGGCCAGGTCCCGGCCCTCGGCCATCAGGTGCAGGGTATGCTCCAGGGACTCCCGAAGGGCCTTGTCACGGAGTGATTGAATCCACATTACCGTCTCGTTGATCAGGGCGTTGATCTCCCAGGTGGCACCGTCGGCCTTTATCAGATTCTTGGTGTCGATGCCCAGGGCCGGGGAAACGGACCGGTAAAACGTGGCCTTGTTGTACAGGTCGGCCTTTTGCAGGATTTCAGCGACCGTTTCTTGGATTCGCTCGTCTGATAACTGAGCAAGGATTCGCCGCTTGACCTTGGCCGCTTTTTTTTGCGCCTCGACTGCCCAATTATCGTCGGTGAGGGTCAACATTTTTGCGGCGGCCTCGGAGTCGGCAAATTTGGCAATCTCGGATTTGGTCAGGGAAAACACGTTATTTCGCCAGCGATTGAACACCTGCCGGACGATAAATTCGCAGAACCGGACAAGGGCCGCTTCCTGGGCCTTCGGGGGTGCTGGCATGCGGACCAGCTTTTCACCCCGGTTAGGTTTCGGTCGTTTCGCCATCGTCGAACCCCGGGAATTCTGACTCCAGATCCTCTGCCTGCAAGATCGCCTTATCGACCAAATAACGCTGGTGGTCTTCACCCATGTTGAATAATTTTCCGGCGTTATCGAGAACCCTCCCCTCATATTCGATCTGCTGGGCCGGTGTGCCTTCCTTAGTTTTCGGGAATTCGGCCGGTGGTTGACCCAGGATCGCCAACAGTTCGTTGATCGGGTCTATCAGGAAGGATTTGGTGCGATTAAATGTCCGTTGTAGTGTGTTTTGTTCTTGAGTCCCGGCGGAATTCAGGCCCTCGACAGCCTGACCAACCAACATCGGGACAGGGATGCCCGTAACCATTGCCAGTCGTTGCAGGGTCAATCGGGACACTTCGGCAACGTCTGACAGTGTTTGAGACACGGACACAACGTCATCTTCACTGTCAATAATGCCATCACCGTAAATCGAACGCAGGTCTGCAAGGGCCGAGTAATACTTAATCAAGTCCTTGTCGCGGTTGGCCGCCAGGGCCTCCTTGAACCCCTTGATTTTATGGAAGACTGTTGAATTCTTCTCGATTATCGCAGAACCGGCCCTCTGAACGATTTGGTCGTTGACGATTTCGTTACGGATTAACTCAAGTTCCGAAATTCCGCCGAAATTGTACACCTGGGCTTCGCTGCTTGGAGGTTCGACGTAGCGAAAATCCACCAAGTGCGACCAGTGGATTACCTGCTGTCTGACTCGGTACGTCGTCGGTAGATCAAAGCGTTCGTCGAACAAATCATCCACCGGGTCACTGGCCGTTACGTCGGAACCGGGGAAAACGACCAAACGGACCTTGTCGGGATTGACTCGGCCTTGCCGGGGCTTGGTCAGGTCAACCCCAGGCTGTGCTACCAGGACAACTGCCCGACCGTAGCCCAGCATGTACCGACAGGCCTCACGGACTAAGACATCAAGCCGGTCGAGGTAAAACTTTTCCGCCGTGTCAGACTCGAAGGCCAATGTATCGTCCAAGGCCCCGGTCGTTTTGATGTCGATTATTTGCTGACAGACACCCAGTTTATTCAGCTGCTGTAGCTCGGAATTTGATACACGCGGGGCATTGACGATATTGGTAGCAATCCCAGAACGCCGCTGGGCAAGTTGGTTTCTGACGTTGATTAGGCCGTCGTTGAAAGCGCTCATAACAACTCCTTGTAATTCCATGTCGTCCCAAGTTCATTATACGCCCTCGAGCAGGCGTCCACAATGTCGTCATGTTTGCCGAAGGGAAAATTCCGCAATTCATCAAGTAGGGCCTCGTTCCATGATGCCCGCAACATTCTCACGTTACCGACGTTGACCTGGGCGGCGAACGGTTCTGCCCGGGTGGCCTTGTCGCCGGTCTCGCGGCTAAAGGAAAACGACAACCCCTGTAATTTTTTCGATAAATAATTCATCTGGGCAACCCCTGCCTGTCCCGGGTCCTGGGGTATCGACTGCTTGCACCCGTCGAGTTGGGCGGTCTGCACTATCAACCGCTCGACATCCTCGGGCCCTCCCTGGGTGCGCTGTAGGTCGGCAATGTATGTGACTCCGTCCTTGACCCCTAATTTGGCCCCCACGGTGTAGTCGCCGTCGTTTTTGGTCGCTGCCAAGTCCCATCCCCGGACCCAGACGATATCTGCGGGGATGGCATCGATGATGTCGATTTTGCCGGGGCGGAAAAGTGCGCCCTCCCTGGGTGCAGGATCTTGCTGGTACTGCCCGGCGAACATGTACGGCATCGACTCGGCCATCCGCGTCAGGTGTTCGAGCGGGAACTTGTCTGGCCAAAACGACTCGCCCGCTGAAGTGATAGCCGGGACTTTGAGTAATTCCCACTTTTCGCCCGTGCCACCGCCCAAAAGCCAGCCTGCGAGGTCGCCTTCATGCAGCCGCTGGGATACCAGGACAATAGGCGTTTCCGGGCTGTTCGTGCGTGATTGCAGGGTGTTGCGGTACCAGTCAATGACCCCCTGCCGCATTATCTCGGATTGTGCTTCATCGGGCTTGGTCGGGTCGTCAATCACGATGCACCCCCCGAACGGTTCCCCGGACATCTTGCCCGCCCCGAATCCGGTAATGGTGCCGCCTGTGCCGACGGCGTACATCTGGCCTCCGGAGACAGTCTTAAAAAAGTGCCGGGCTTTGGAGTCCTGCGCCACTTGTGCGCCGTTTTCGCCAAACAGGTATTGGTACATGCCGCCCCGCATCAACTCCCGGACGACGTAGGAGTTGTTGGTTGCCAGGGTGGCCGAATATGAGGTGAGGATGAATTCTGCCCGCGGATTCATGCCCATCACCCAGGCGGGGAACATTTGCGAGACTAGTAACGTTTTACCAGACCGGGGCGGCATGTTGATTATCAGGCGGCGGATGGCCCCGGTTGCGACAGATTGCAGGGCTGCGGCAATTGCGAGGTGGTGAGGTGCGAAAATCATCTGGCCACCCCTGGCGTCCTGGAATAGGGCGCGGGCGGTCAGGTCTAGGCGGCTAATCGTCTGTCGGTGGCTTGGTGTCATTACTGACCAACTGGGCGATTATTTCGGCATACATGCACCGGGGCGTCATGGTGCCGTCACTGGATGTTATATCGACTTTTCGGGCTGGCTCAAATCCGTATTGCTTGTCTAGTGATTCACTGGCCTGGATAATCGCCCGGCTGTCTTTTTTCTCCAGGGCCAGTTGAAGGGCCTGACGCTTTGTTTTTATCGACATTTCCCGGGACCATAGAGTAGCGATGGTTGCGGCCTCCTGGAGGGCCTTTATTCTGGGGGAAATCTTAGGGTCGTTTGCGAGGCGGGAAGCTTCGGTGTTGATAGTTGGACCACTCATATTTTCGACGTTATACACCTCCCGGTAGGCGTCGGAGTAGTTGGCCCCGCCTGCGACCAGTTGAGCGAATTTTTCTTGCATTGGGGTTAGGGTCATCTAGAGCCTCAATTTCATCGATTCAAACGAATCACCTATAGACTCAAGCACAGCCTCTTGACCTGTAAAATCCTGCCTCCTTTATTGATTTTTTTGGTCTTTGCTTTTCCTCAACTAACTCCTCTGTTTGAGCAAGGCGGCCTCCTGGAGGGCCTTGATCCAACGCCTCTGTTTGAGCAAGGCGGCCTCATGGAGGGCCTTGATCCTTCCCGAAACCTTGCCGTCTGCGGCCAGTAAGCTAGCCATCGACAAAATCGTCGAATCTGCCATATTTTCGGCGTTGTAGGCGTGTCGGTAGGCGTCGGCCTGGGTCATTCCCGAAGCGACCAGTTGAGCGAATTTTTCTTGCTTGGGGGTTAGGGTCATCTAGGGCCTCAATTTTATTAGCAATGTTCTAATTCCTTAAACTTTTGCCCGCTTTGCTCAAGCACCGCCTCTTGACCTGTGAAATCTTGCCACCTGCGGATAATTACGTCACAGTATTTGGGGTCAATCTCCATTAGACGGGCCTGTCGGCCGGTCTTCTCACAGGCAATCAGAGTTGATCCGCTGCCTCCGAATGGATCAAAGACGATCCCTGTCTTTTTTCTGACGATGCTTATGCCCTTTTCAGGAAGCTCTACAGGAAAACATGCTTTGTGGTTATCTGCCTGCGAATTGGTGTTGCTGATCGGCCAGAAGTTGCTCACAATCTCGTCCAAGCCAAGCATTTCGCCGGTCGTCGAGAATAAATAGATCGGCTCCCAATCACGCCTCAGTGAACTCTTAAGGGGAATCGTTGATGACTTCTTCCAGCAAATTTGTTCAATCAAAAACGGCAGGCGATCTTCGATTTGTTTGATGTATTCGAAGCGCGAGTTTGCGTTGTAGCTGACATTCCAGAAAATGAATCCATTAGTGACCGAAAAACATACTTCCAGCACCCGCTTGGTGAAATCAATATACTCGGCTGATGGCAAGTTGTCGGAATATCCTTCGCCGTAAAGTTTTTTTGGCTTCTTGCTGGAGAATATGCAGCCATCTTTGACTCGCGTGTTTGCGTTATATGGCGGGGAAGTAAATACCAGATCGGCAAATCTGCCTTCCATCAGTGTTGCAACGCTTCCGCCGTCAGTTGAATCCCCGCACATCAGCCTGTGCTTGCCAAGCAGCCAAACATCGCCGGGCTTGGTTACTGGCTCGTCTTGCAGCTTAGGCACTTCATCCTCATCAACCAGCCCCTCGATTTCTTCAATCTGTAGCTCCTCAATCTCATCCAGTGAGAAACCAGTAAGCTCCAAATCAAAATCAAGCTCTTGCAGTTCTTGCAGTCCTATGCTCAGCAGCTCCGTATCCCAATCGGCATTTAGAGCAAGTTTATTATCTGCGATTACATAGGCTTTTTTCTGCGCCTCTGTCCAGCCTGTGGCGGTCATGGTTGGTACTTGCTCAATGCCCAGCTTTTGCGCTGCCATGATGCGGCCATGTCCTGCAATCAGCATTCCTTTCTCGTCTACTAAAACAGGTACAGTCCAGCCCCATTCGTTAATACTCGCTGCAATCTGGTCTACCTGCTGCGGCGAATGCGTGCGGCTGTTATTCGCGTATGGCACAAGCTCCGATACGTTACGCATTTCAACCTTACTGGCTGGCCATTCTGTTTTACTCACTTCCCCACCTCCAAAAGCCCCGATTTAATCAAAAACAATACCCAGAACGCCCGGTGCATCGGCGTTTTCCCACGCTCCCAGTGCATCCACGCCGACGGATCAACGTAGATCAACCGTGCTGCGGCTGACTGTGTCAACCCTAGCGATTGCCTCGTTGTTTTGATTTGATCAACTGTCGGAGACTGAATCATGACCTAACCTCTCACACCAGCACTAGTGACGATATCAGATGCCGGATATCAGATCAAGTTTATTTTCCTGGTTTCTAGATCATTGGTCATATTTTTGTTTCGGATTTATTGTCAATGATGTTCAAGGGTTCGGGTCGATAATATGACAAATGTCAATGTTTTTCCTTTTACATGTGAAAAGATTTGACATGTCCAAGCGGTTCGATTATTATTGCTTTGTTGGTTGATGGTTGACCAACGATGAAAACTTTTGGAGGTGCACGATGGAACGCAACGCAAACACAACGATTAACGTCAGGGACTTCACACTCGAATACAACGAGTATGTTCAAGGGTTCGTAGTCTCTTACGGCAAAGAAGAAGCATACCTTCAGTTTTGCAGCTTAAATAATGAGATGATTTTTGGCAGTGATGGAGGGTATATATCTGACGGGTTTACTGAAGAAATGATTGAAGCAGCCTACACAGCAGCCTACACAGCAGCTAGTGAAAACACAGAAGTAATGCGCGTTGAGCAAATGTTTCGCGACATTTATGCAGATGATAAAAAACTTGAAGTGTTCAATGAGCTAAGAGCACGTCAAGGATATATTTACATTCACCAAATTGAAGAAATTGCAGGAGAAGAATAGATATGATTTCAGTATCAGAAGCGGGAAGATTGGGTGGCATCATTACGAGCGACGCAAAGAAAATATCATCTAAGGCTAACGGTGCGTTAGGAGGGAGGCCTGTTAATGCAGTGCTAAATGATGATGGCACAGTGAAAGGGTGCAACACAATCTATAGACCAAAGGGAAGAGCTGGTGAATATGCGCCGCTATCATTAAACCTTTATCGTGGCTGCGGCCATGCTTGCGCTTATTGCTACGTTCCGCTAGTCACAGAGCAGAAAAGGAGCGAGTTCAACAAAGGCGCAACCGTTAGAAGCAATATTCTAAACATGATTGAGCGAGATGCAAAAAAATATCATGCTCTCGGTATAAAAGAGCAGGTTATGCTCAGCTTCACGAGCGACCCATATAGTCCAGAGCACCATATTGAGACGCGGGAAGCTCTTAAAATCTTAGCAAAATACGGCATGGGGTTTTGCACACTAACAAAAGGTGGCACAAGAGCATTGCGCGATCTTGATCTATTCAGGAAGGACAGAGACGCTTTCGCTACAACTATGACAAGTCTCGATGAGTCGTTTCAAAAAAAATGGGAGCCAGGTGCTGCGTCTCCTGACGATAGAATTGCTGCTCTCAAGGAGTTCCATAATGCTGGCATATTTACGTGGGTCTCTCTTGAGCCTACGCTTAACGCAGAATCGTCACTAGCTATTGTAGATGCAACGCACGAATTTGTAGATTTATATAAAGTCGGGAAAGTCAATCATGTGAAAATAAACCATGGGATAGACTGGGAAGACTACACTCACAAAATGATTGACAAGCTAAATACCCTCGGAAAGGCGCACTATATCAAGCAAGACTTGCAAATGTATCTACCTGAAGGATATCGAAACGAGATGAGGCCTAAACAGCATCATTAAGAACAAAGGCGTAGTATCTCATTGCTGCGCCTGTCTTTCCTTTTGCAATAACAAAATTGCTTGATTTCTTTCCTGTGATTTTTTCTATGTTTTTCACGACTTCAATTATTAGTTCGTCGTGCACATTTGAAGCACGTTTAAGTATGTGGTTTTTTATTCCACTTAACTCTCTCAAGCCCTTGCCTACCCTACCTAACCTTAAATCCATTGCACTTCCATCTGTTAGGATAAAGGCAACACTTCCTTTTTCGGTTCTATTTTGAACAATATACGAAAGAATATTATAAGGACTACCATATGCGTCTATGTCGAATATATTGTATTCATTAAGATTGATTTTTCTTATTGCCTTTTCTGCGTCACCACAGATAGTCTTTCTTTCATCAAAAAACTTTCTTCTATCTATCCCTATATAATCATCTGCTTTATGCCAGACACTCCTGTACATTTCCCCTGTGCCACAGAACACTTCACACACTCTGGGAGATTTGATTTTATCAAGAATTGATAGTCTTATTTGTTGCTTTGCAGCTATTGGCGCATTGTCTGTCTTTACGCCATTGAATTTACTCACCAGTCCACACCTCTGCTGAGAGGATATCTTTAACTGCTGTTGTTACTGCGTTTATTACATCAATCTTTACGTCTGGAGAGAATTTTACTGTTATGCTTTCTAGCTCTTCTTCTATTTTAAAATCATTGTCTATTGTTACTCCAAAGACATCATTAAACATCTTTGATAATTCGTTATCATCGAACCCTAGTTTACTTATGTCGAAGTCAAGCCTTGCGATACTATCTATCTCGCTGGTCAACACCTGCAAATTCCAATCGGAATTTAAGGCAAGCTTATTATCGGCAATTACATAAGCTTTCTTCTGCGCCTCAGTCCAGCCTTTTGCGGTCATTGTAGGCACTTGCTCTATGCCCAGTTTTTGCGCTGCCATGATGCGGCCATGTCCTGCAATCAGCATTCCTTTCTCGTCTACTAGGACAGGTACAGTCCAGCCCCATTCGTTAATACTGGCCGCAATCTGGTCTACCTGCTGCGGCGAATGCGTGCGGCTGTTATTCGCGTATGGCACAAGCTCCGATACGTTACGCATTTCAACCTTACAGGCTGGCCATTCTGTTTTACTCACTTCCCCACCTCCAAAAGCCCCGATTTAATCAAAAACAATACCCAGAACGCCCGGTGCATCGACGTTTTCCCACGCTCCCAGTGCATCCACGCCGACGGATCAACGTAGATCAGCCGTGCTGCGGCTGACTGTGTCAACCCTAGCGATTGCCTCGTTGTTTTGATTTGATCAACTGTCGGAGACTGAATCATGACCTAACCTCTCACACCAGCACTAGTG